CAATATAAAAATCAGGGTTTTAAACAAGCTAGTACCGGTAAGACAACAGTATTTACATGTCCTAGTGATGCAACAGTTATAATTAAAAGTGTTTATTGTGCAAATAATGATGCATCATCATCTGTATTAGTTAATATGAATTTAGTGGACTCTTCTGATTCAAGTACAGAGTATGAGTTTTTTAGAAACGATCTAGCTGCAAAAACTCAAGTAAATGCTACACCTCAAGGTTTAAATTTAGAAGCAGGTGATTCAATAACGGTACAAGCAGCAACAGGAAGTAATACAATTCAAGGTTCTATAAGTTATGCTCAAATAGATAGATCTCAAGAAAATGGCTAGACAAAAATTTGTACACTACGTCCCAAGGCCTAAACCTAGAAAACGTCCAGGTCGTCACAAAAAAAGACTTAACAAAAAAGAAAAATTGTCATATAAGAAATACCATCGTCAAGGTAGATAATGATTGTTAGACATTTTAAAATTCCAATTGAGTATCCAATTAATTTTATACAAATAAAATTGAAAAACGCTAATAACGATTACTTTATAAATAAAATTAAAAATAACATAGATTTAGGTTTAAGTTATAAAACCAATGTTCATGGGAAAATGACTAAATGGAAAGCTTTTAACGAAGACAAAAATTTTTTAGAGTTACTAAACTTAATTAATAGAAATTACAAATTAGACTTATTTAATAAAATGGAATTGCAAGATGCTTGGGGTATAATGATGGAACCTAATGATGAAACTGTTTTGCATAATCATGGAGGTAATATGGCATCTGGTATTATTTATTTAAATGATTGTAATAATAAAGTTTTATTTCCACAAATTGATACTGAGGTTATAATAGAAAAAAATACTTGTTTAATTTTTTCAGGATTATTAGATCATTGTGCTACACCAATACTAGAGGGAACTAAATTTGCTATTGCTTTTAATTTAAAAGATGTTAAAGAATGGAAAGATTATGAGTGACTTACCTAAAATACCTGCAGAGGCAAAAGAAGTAATAAAAAATAAAAGAACTGGGAAAATATATGCTAATAAAGCTGAATTTGATGCTGATGTTGCTGACCCTAACTCTGACACTACTGCTGATGATTTTCGACAAGATTTAGAAATTAAAGTTACAAGAGTTGGAAATATAGGTGTAAAAACTAAAAAATGATTTTTAGACAAGTCGAGAATTTCTTTCCCCGATTAGATTTAATTTTACCTGAAATTAGAAAAATAAAATTATATAGTGAAGATGAATATAATAAATTTTACGATACAAAAGAATCATGGCCTGGTCTAAGAAGTAAAAATTTAATTGAAGAAAATATTTTTTTATATGACTATGTGAATTATCTCCTTACTACAAAAAAGTTGATGACAAAAGGTTCTTATAAAATAACGAGTAATATTCATTTACGTCTACAGGATGACAATAAAAAAGATTGGATACATAAAGACAAATGTGATTTAGCCGCTTTAATTTATTTATCAGACACAAATTTTAATTCAGGAACATATTTATATGATGATAATGGTTCAATTATTAATGATATAAAATTTTTACAAAATAGATGTATATTATATTCTGCTCAGTATTCTCATAAAGGCTATGGACATCATGGTATAAATGTGCATGATGGAAGACTTACACTCAATTTATTTTTAAATGAAAATTAAACCAAGAGGAGCAACAGAATTACAACATGAGTTGCTTGAAAAGTATGTATCCAAAGACTTGTTAAATAAGTTTCAAATATGCACATCTATTCCAGGAAAAGTGCCACTTGATCCTAATAAAATAAATATTTTATGGCAAAAGAATTCTTGGGACCAACCTAACTTACAAAGTTTTTTTAGGAACAAAAGTAGACATCATGAGTATGATTGGTATGTTTTTAACTCTCATTGGAATTATGAAAAATTTAGATATTTTTTTCAAATACCTGAAGATAAATCTATTGTAATTAAAAACGGTGCTAGTCATTTTCCTAAAAGAAAAATTTATAAACAAGGAGAGCCTATAAGAATTATACATCATTGCACCCCTTGGAGAGGATTAAACGTATTGTTACTAGCAATGCAACTATTACAAAATAAAAATGTTACTTTAGATGTATATAGTTCAAATGATGTATACGGAAGTGAGTTTGCAACTAAAGCAAATGAAAGCACAGAGGGTTTGTTTGATCAAGCTAAAAAATTACCTAATGTTAATTACATTGGTTATAAACCTAATGAATATATTTTAGAACATTTAACTGATTATGATTTATTTGTTTACCCATCTATATTTGAAGAAACTTTTTGCGCTTCAGCTCTAGAGGCATTAGCTGCAGGATTACATGTAATCACCACAAATTTTGGAGCTTTACCAGAAACATGTGCAGAATGGCCTGTGTATATTAATTATACAAAAGATTTAGAATTATTAGCTGCATCAACAGCAGGAGCTATTGATATTGCAGCTACCTATTTACATACAGATGAAATTCAAAATCATTTAAATGAACAACAAAAATATTACAAAAAATTTTATAGTTGGGATAAAAAAGCTATGGAATGGGAAAACTTTTTGAAAGGAGCCATAAGTGTCAAGCAATAAATATATAAACGAAGATACATATCAAACATTACAAGAGGTAAGCATAGAAACTCAATCTGATTACGAAAAAGCAACTGAACCTTTGTGGAAAGAAAATAAGGACCAGTTTAAAGGTATTGAAGTGTTTGTTGCAACACCTGTACATAGTGAGGTTTCAATACATTACACACAAGCTTTGATAGAGTTTCAACAAGAATGTTTTAAGAAAAAGCTAAAAGTATCTTTTCATTTAATTAAATCATCTTTAGTTACACAAGGAAGAAATTTGTCTGTTGCAGGATTTCTTGAATCAAAAGCAACGCATTTATTGTTTATAGATTCAGATATCTATTTTCAAGGTAAGTCTATATTTGCAATGCTCAAAGCAGATAAACATATTATTTCTGTTCCATATCCATTAAAAACTTTAATGTGGGACAAAGCATTTAACAAAATGCAAGAGGGTAAAATTAAATCACCTGATGATATAAGAAGAGCTTTACATACTTATCCAATGAAAGTTCCTGATCCTAACAATATCAAACTTGATAAAGGAGTAATGGAAGTAACTGACTCACCAACAGGATGTATGCTTATTAAAAGAGAAGTTATAGAGAAAATGATTGAGAAGTATCCTGACAAAGAAATAGTTCAAAAGACTGTTATCAATGGAAAGTATGTCAACAAACCTAATATGTGGAACTTTTTTGACACTTTACATGACCCTAAAGAGAAGACTTATAATGGTGAGGATTTTGCCTTTTGTAAGCTATGGAGAGACTTAGGTGGTAAATGCTATGCCTATGTCAATGACGCTATAGTCCATATTGGAGAACATCAGTACCAAGGCAAGTTCTACGATGAGTTGATATCAACCAAGTAAAATGGTATTATTTCATATTTAAGATCTTAAATAGGAGAATTTATAAATAATGCTTA